TCTCATTTTGCCTCCGGAAAGAGGTCATCCAGCTCCATGAGCTTTGGTTCCGCGAAGGCTGCCTCGAGCGGCTTGTTAGTGTCTCCAGTTCGGTAGGCGTTTAAGGCAGTCTTCGCCCGTGTGATCGCGGTATATCCCAGCTGTCGCTTGTTCAGAGGAAACTTAGCTAAATCCTCCACTCCATAAAGATGAACCGCACGAAATTCGGTGCCTTTAGCAGAGTGAATAGTTAACACGTGAATCGGCTTTCCAGAGCCAAAGCTCGCGTCATCGTCTACCCCATGGACGCAGACGCGGTCAGCGAGCGGGGTCGCGTCGAAGCGGGCCCGAAGCTCGACAAGCGAGTCCCTAGTACCGAAGATTCCTATCGAATCATCCTTGAACGCATCAAGTTGGATGGCGATTAGCTCGTACATTTTGGCGAACTGCTCTTCGCGAGAAACGCACTCATGCATCTTCGCACTTGACTCGCCCTGAGCCTTTGGACTGTAGTTGGACGTTTCCTCTAGCGTAGGAACACCACTCGGTGGGGGAAGCAGGCGATCAGCCACTCTTGCGATCCGGTGCCCGATTCTGAAGTGACGCTTCAATACATGGGGCTGCAAACCCAGGTTCGCGATCACGTCCAAACCGTCACGCTCATAGATGCCTTGTCTTGCATCGCCGCAGATGCAGACATTCTCACTGAGGGCGAGCAGAGCCTCCAATTCGCCGCAGGTGAGATCTTGGGCTTCATCAACGAAAATCGCACTGTACAGGTTCTTGGTCGGCACCTTCTTATTGGCTTCAAGCAGCAAGTCCAGCATCGCAACGCGCGTGGCATCATCGAACTCGCTGCCTTTTAGTCCAGCAGACTTCCTGAGTTGGTCAAAGATGTGACTGCCCGCCCAAGAGTGGAATGTTTTCACTTGCTGTGGCGAGATTAGACCCGTTGACGCTATGCCGGTCCTAATGAAGTCTGCAAGCCCGTTGGTGTAAGTTAGTACCAGGACGTTCTTTTCACCACTGCCTGCAATAAACTGAGCGCGAAGCAAAAGTAAATTTGTTTTACCGGATCCGGGCGGGCCTACCAGAGAATACCTCCCATGGGCTGGAAGTTTGATGAATGCCTGTTGATCCTCATCCAGCTCGTTCCTCGATCTCCACCAGCTTTTCTGCATAATGCCCCCGTCAGATGGCGTTATAGAGCTCGCGTCCGCTGAGAACCTTCTGATCCTCGGCAGCTTCACACATTGCAAGACCTGCATCAACAACGCGTGCCAACGCGTCTACACAAACCACCAGCGCATCGTCTTCAGCTTCTTGGATCGTCGCCGAAATCAACCCCTTCGGCTTGGGATTAACACCTTCGCCGACACCTGATGCGAGCTGCGCGCCGATGGTCAGTTTTGCAGTTCGTTGGTGTATCCCGGTCTGCCAGTCGAACGCAAGTACCGCGACGATACTTAGTCCGCCATTCACTGCGAACGTGAATCGATAAGTAAGCGGATCATTCGGGCTGGGTGCTCGCATTGAAACCGGCAGCGTTGTCCCACACACCTGCAACAATTCCGTGCGAAGACGATCCGTAAACCGGTTTACGAACTCACGCCGCTCGAAGTCCAAACGCGCGCCAACGGCGTATTGAGCTGCTCCACTGGGAGCAGAGGCCCTCTTTGCTAAACGCGCCTTCAAGGCCGAAATGGCGCTCCCCCCGCCCTCCAGGACGAAGTCTTCCCATCCGACGATCTGCAACCGTGTGTCTAGATCTTTCACTAGGCACCTCAAGGCGAGCGCCTTCAGGTGCGACAGGCGCTCGAGATCCGAATCCGCAAAAGACGGCTGCTTCGCAAGGACAGCTCGTGCAACGAGCCATCGATTATCCAGGCCCATTTCGTACGCAAACAGCGGCTCCTTTTTGATTAGGTCGTGCAGCACCGCGCCGACCTGATAGATGTTCAGGCCCTTCCAAAGCCTTGCTGTTGGCTCATCTAACCTGAAAAGATATTCAGGCGAACTGTACTGCGCTGTGGCCAAGAAGGGACGCGTGTCGCCCTGATCAGTATTACCTGCGTCCGCCTGTCTGGAGTCCTCGAAATCCCGAACGACCCCCAAGTCAAGAAGCTTTAGCTGAGTGAAGCCGGGCGAAACATGGATGTTTTCAGGCTTGATGTCGCGGTGAACAATGCCTTGATCCTCTAGATACCGCACTGCGGCAACAAGCTGCGTGATGAGTGAAACGATCGCTTTGTCGGGGACCGATCCGAGTACATCTTTAAGCTGCGGCCACGGAACGAATTCCATCTCGATGAACGCCGTACCCTCAGCTCTTCAACGCGGTATGTTTGCACCAAGGTCGGGCACGCGTGTCCGATCAACCGCCGCTGAATCTCTAAGCGCCGCTTGTCTGCCCCGTCTTCTTCTCCGCTGATAAGCGCCGGATTAAAGGCCTTCACAGCGCGCGTCTCACCGCCGCGACGAACACGATAGACAGCGGCGGAACCCCCTGCGTTCAAGAACTTGAGCTCGTCGTACCCGCCTGTGCCCTCCAGATATTTCCGGAGCCTACCTTCAATGTCCGCAATGACCGGACCTGCAAGCGCTGGCATGCTTTTCTCCAATCGAATCCGGAAGCGTACAGGGTCGAATGGCTCCTCGTTCAGCCGCAAGGGTCGACGCTGGCTACACAGCGGCTACACAACGTATCAAAACGCCGGCGTCGCTACGAAATTTGTAGCCAGTAACGCGCGAGGGCCTGGGTAGGCCGTGCTGGACTTGAACCAGCGACCAAGGGATTATGAGTCCCCTGCTCCGAGGCGTGGTTAGATCGCTCTGGACGACCCGGCCCGTTGCCTCTCCTCTGAAATTCGTCTACATTTGTCCACGAAAGGACAAGGCCATGCGGCGAATGACTGTCACTGAGACTGTCACCGGGCGGCCAAGGGACAATGGCAACCACGCACGGACAGCGGATCAACGAGCTGAAAATCGGCCAGTCGATCGTGCTGGAGAAGATCCCCAGGGGTGGTTCCCTGGAGGCTCGCCGCCTTCAGTCCGGGGCCGTGCAGATGTACTGGCGCCATACGACCGCTGGCCGGACCGAGCGCCTGCCGATCGGACCTTACGACCCTCTCGCGCCGCCCAAGTCGCTGAGCCCGAGCACGCGAGGCTATTCGGTGGCGGCTGCTCTAGAAGCCGCACGGGAACATGCCAAGACGGACAATGAAACTCCGGGCGGTCTGCGCGCCCAGCGCGAGCGCGAGAAGGCGGCAGCAGAAGCTGAGACCCGAAAGGCGACCGCTCGCCAGAGATATACGCTCCAAGCTCTCTGCGCCGACTACTGCGCCTGGTTGAAGAAGCAGGGGAAGGCCTCATACCGGGAAGCGCAGACGATCTTCAAGAACCACCTTCTCGAGGCACACCCTGACTTGGCAGCAAAGCCGGCCGCGGAAGTGGAAAAGCGCGAGATTGTCACAGCCTTGCGGACGCTGACGGAGGCTGGCAAGTCGACTACCGCGCGAAAGCTGCGCTCCTATTTGCGAGCGGCCTACGTGTGTGCAGTGCGGGCTGACTCCGACGCAGCCCTGCCCTCCTCCTTCATCGGGTACCAGGTCACAACGAATCCGGTCGAGAGCACGGCTGCGATCAAAATGCAGCCGGACAAGAACCCCCTGCCCTCACTAGATCTGAGGCACTACTGGAGTGCGCTCAAGGAGGAGGACGGGGTAATTGGCGCCGCCTTGCGCCTGCACGTCCTCACTGGTGGGCAGCGCGCCGCTCAACTCACCCGCCTTCGTAGTGAGGACGTCTCTCCGGACACCCTGAAACTCCTGGATCCCAAGGGCAAGCGCAACGAACCACGCGCCCACTTGCTCCCGCTTACCCGCCCAATGCGCGCCGAGCTCGGAACCCTGCCGCAGCAGGGATTCATCCTTTCCACCGATGGCGGCAAGACGCCCATGCACGCGACCAGTCTGTCGACGTGGTCACGACCAGTGGCTGAACGAGCTGGGGTGAAGGGGTTTCAACTGAAGCGAGTGCGCAGCGGCATCGAGACGATCCTGGCCGAAGCGGGCATCCCTCTGCACATTCGCGGTCAGCTCCAGTCGCACGGCATCGGCGGAGTCCAGGAGCGCCACTATGACGCTCACGAATACCTGCAGGAAAAGCGCCAAGCGCTTGAAACTCTGTACGACCTTCTGGAGAACAAACCAGCGAAGAACGTGAGGCCGCTGCGGGGGGCTACATCATGATCTCCCGCCTACTCTCAGTCCCGTTGCAGCAGTTCCGTGTCGAAGCCAATGCCGGTGATCAGGCCGCTTCCATACCTAAGGCTCTGGAAGCTGCACGAGAAGTACCGCAGGCGATTCCCCGTCGCGAGCGCGAGAACCGTCCGGTACTCAGATGGGGACAGCGCCGCGGCAGCTTGGAGCACCAGCTTCGCCGACGTGATGGAGCCGATGGAGGCGATCTCCGCCCGGCCAACGGGTGGTTCTTCTTGTTCCCAGAGCTGCACGGAGAACTTGGACACGCCCTTGATCGCTTCGGTGAACTCGCCGTGGACCATCAGGTACGTGTCGGCCTTACGGGTTCGCTCTCCCTTTGCATCGACAGCGTGAACGTACAACTGGAGGGACCAATCCGTGATGGCGCCCTCCCGCGACAAGATGTCCCCCTTTGCACTCTTCCGGGCGGTCTTCTTCGGCACGACAACACCTCCGCAGGAAAGTAGAGAGGAGGCCTCCAACTGAATCCGCCGGCATTCGTCGGCACCGGCATCGCAGCGGATCTGCGGTAAAGAGGCGGTCGGACAAGGTGCGTCAACACCCAGCCCGACCTGACCACAGTGCACCTACTCTTAAAGGAACCGCACCATGGCTGACAGAACTGTAAACCACCGGGCAACCACGCCCACCCCCCGAACGGCAGACGCCGCAGACCCTTACTGCAGGTTCAGGCAGCAGGTGCTCACGCCCCTGACGTCGGTGCAGCGCGTGCGCAGCGCCACGACCCCAGGCGACCTCACTGCGAGCGATCTCGCATGGCTTCTGCGACACGCAATGATGCGGGAGGGCGTTAAGCCGTTCTCCGAGGCGGACAACATCCTGGCCCATCTGCGAGAGCGGCTGGAGTCGGGTGCATCGGGAGCGTGTCATGGCTGACCCTCTCCGCACCATAGATGCCGCTCGGCACAGCATCACGCGCGACGCAACGTTCGAGGTGCAGATCCTCGCTGACACGCTTCGCACCCATGTGGAGCAGAACTGCGACGACGCCAATGTGGCCACGGCGGTCCGCGGCATCCTCACTCGTATCAGCGACTTGAGCAACATCATCTACGAAGCGGCGGTGTGCGACGAGACGGAACGGCAGGACGTCACGAGCCTGTGTAAGAAGCTGGGCGTCACCCGACCGGTTCTCTGACAATGTGTTTGCCGCGCCTAGGCTGATCCCCGAACACCCGTGAACCTGACGGGCCGGCGCGGCACCTTTCAATCAGGTGCGTAGAGGTGCGCATGGCGAAGAGCGATGAGGGCAAGGAAAAGAAGCGCCACCCGTGGGAAGACATCCCGGATTTCACTATCTACTTCTATGACCCAGTGGCTAGCCTCTTCAGTGGCAACGAGAAGGCTTTCATTGACTACGAAGGTAAGCCTGTAATCGCACGAAAGGAAACGAAGCAGATTCTGGGCGTCGCTTCGGAGGCGGCGGATGTTTTGCTGCGCGAGCTCGATGTCACAGAAGTGACTTGGGAGGAGTGGAAGGATTTTCTCAAGGACACTCGAGCTTTCTTGAACTACGTGCGGGCGGACTTCCCGCTAGATCGCATCAAGTTCGTCAATGAAGCTGGGGAAGAAGTAGAGGCACCAGCGCGGCATGACATCTCCCCGTCACTAATTGCGACGTTTCTTGAAGAGTCATCTGCCTTCCCGGATGCACCGGAGTCTCTAACTCCCTTGGTTCGACAGTTGTGGTGTCTGGTTTGTCTCACAAACGTAGACTCAGCCTTGCTCGCCCAGTTATACGAGGATGCGGGTGATGCTTTGGGCTCCTTCGCAGATGCGGCGGAGGCGCTCCGGAAAGCTCGCGGACCTGACGATCGCAACAGAAGCATGGCCATTAAGGGGGCAATGGCGAGACTTGCCGCTGACCCAAAGCAGGCAGAAAAGCGCGCAGTTCGAGAATGCTGGGAGCTGTGGCGCCAAGACCCCGGCCGGTACGACGGAAAGGCTGCTTTCGCAAGAGACATGCTTCACAAATTCGAGACGCTCCAGAGTGCGGTGGTCATAGAGCGCTGGTGCCGTGCTTGGGAGAGGGAGCTGGAGGAACGCAGTGGCAGAAGCTGACCAAGAGAAGGCCGATTTCTACCGCTTGAACGACGAGGCCCTCGCCGACGCGCGCGCACAGGCTGTCGACGAAGTGCTTAAGTTGTCGCTCCCATCCATCATCAATCTACCGAAGAAAATCTCAGGCCTAGGCTTTCGTATTGGGGCCGCCTACGCCCATGCTTATGAGCGACTCGCACATCTGGGGCAGTTGCTTCCCTCCTTGTTCGCACTCGCGAACATGGAGTTCTGCCTATCTGCTACTCAGGGTGCCTTGTGGTACCGCTACGCGATACAAAAGGGCGTAGTCGCTGACTCTCCGGAGATGTGTCTGCGGGCGTCGGCCGAGGGCTACCTGATCTCAGAGGGGCGGGCTTGGACGTTCTACAACAAGCTGGGTGAGACCACCTCCAACACCATGCTTGCCCGGTTTGAACGAGGCGAAGAGCTGCGCAGGGCTGCAACAGATCAAGTTCTCCTCCGCTGCATGGGCCTGTACTGGTTACACGATGCGTCCTTGATGGACGGAGAAGACAGGTTGAACCTGGTCTACGAAGGCCTCGATGCGCTTGATTTGGCTGACGGGCTTGCGATGTGGGATGACGCTTATGAACTTGGCAAGTCAGACGCTATCAACGACCCGGCCACTTTGGCCAAGCTTCGATCGGTAAGTGGAAAAGCAGGAGCAGAGCAGCGCGTTCGGAAGGACCCGCGGACGCAGGCAAAGTCCTTTGTTAGAAGCTGCTGGGACGATTGGCAGCAGCATCCAGCGCGATATATGAGCACCGCTCAATTCGCCCAGGACATGCTCGAGAAGCAGCCTGTTCTTCGGAACGCCGCCGTAATCGCCACCTGGTGCCGGGACTGGAAGAAAGGAGCGCTGTCCCCAAAGGACTATCAGTGAGCCGGCTGGGTGAGCATGCAGCGGGCTGAGTGCTCACCGAGCGGGCTCGCTGATCTGTTCCTTTGCTTTGTTCACCTGAATACTTCATCCAACGCAATGCGCACCTGTGCGCATGCAACTCACTGGAGTTGGTTGGATGGTCAAGAATCTTCGTCCCCGTGAAGCTGCCGACGCTCTTGGCGTCGGGCTCTCAACCTTCTGGCTGAAGGCCAAGACGGATCCTGACTTCCCACCGCTGATCAAGCTGGGGCCGAAAGCCACAGTGGTCCGCGAAGCGGATCTCGCCGCCTACGTCGACAAAAAAGCGAAGGCCTCCGCCGAAGAGCGCGCCGCACTGAGGGCGTGATGCAGCACCCCGCTGTTTTTGGCCGCACCGTCGCGCCCGCTGCGCGAGCGCTGCCCTGGGCTCTGCTTCGGAAGCTGCGTCGCCGAATGGTCTACGCCTGCCGCTTCGCTTGGTGGACGGCGCGTCACGGGTCGATGTCCAGTGCTCGATGGGTCTTGGCTTTCGAGGGAATCACCTGGAACGACGATGAGCACCTTCATGGCGTGGGAGAGACGCCATGACGCGGTTGCAGATCGAACCCACGGGCGCTCAGCGCCCTTTTTTTGAGGCTGCAGGTGTAGGACGCGGCTTACTCTTGTCAGCCCAGGCAGACACAGCAGGATGCATCCCGGAGGGGCAAGCCCGATGACTGGCGTTCTCGATGCGCGTCTGTCGACGCGCTTCACCAACCATCCCAAGACGTTGAAGCTGGTTCGCCGGCTGGGCCCTGCCGGCGGATGGCACTTGGTGTGCCTGATTCTCTGGACCGCCGCGAATAAGCCCGATGGTGATCTGCAGGGCCTGTCCGCTGAGGACATCGAGATTGCCTGCGGGTGGATGGGCGAGCCAGAGTTGTTGGTCGCCGCACTGAGGGACCTACGCTTCCTGGATGGTGATGCGGGTAGCTACCGTCTTCACGACTGGACCGAGCACCAGCCCTGGGCAACCGGCGCGGAGGCACGTAGCGAGCGCGGACGCTGGGCGGGTCTATGCAGCAAGCTTGGTCGTGCCGAAGCAGAAAGGCTGATGCCCGAGTACTCGGCTAAGGTGAAAGCGAAGGAAGCGTCGACGAGTAGTCAACATCCGGTCGCCCCTGTGCCGACGGGCAGTCAACCAGCAGTCCAACAGGTCGTTGGAATCGGTTCAACCCCGTCTCCGTCTCCGTCTCCGTCTCCAAATACCCCCCTATCCCCCCAAGGGGGGCAGACAGTGGGATCAGCCAAGCCGGCAGTACCCGGTGACGACGATCCGCTGTTCATCGCGTTCTACGGCGCCTATCCGCGCAAGACCCAGCGAGCGGCAGCGTGGAGGGCCTGGCGGGCGCTCAAGCCCGATGCGGCCCTGCTGCACGACATGCTCGCCGGCTTGGCGAAGTGGCAGGCGCACGAGCGATGGACCCGCGAGAGCGGCCGCTTCGTGCACATCCCGTCAACGTGGCTCAACCAACGGCTTTGGGAGGACGAGGAGGTCTGCGGCCGGTCGCAATCGGGAACTGCAGGAACCGTTCCGGAGTGGGTCACCCGTGCCGGGTTCGAGAACGAGGCGCATGCGGCGAATCTCCGCTGCTACGCCCACAACGCCTCCGAGTTCCGGGACGGCAGACGGATCCCGGCGGAGGCCGCAGCGTGAACGCGAAGGAACTGTCCCAGCGCCTTGCAGCCCAGGCCGAGGGCGTCGCCCAGTACCTGCTGCCGGCCGGCAAACGCAAGGGACGTGAGTGGAAGGTCGGAAGCACGGAAGGCGAGGAAGGCGGAAGTCTGTCCGTCTGCCTCACGGGGCACAAGGCCGGTGTCTGGTCGGACTTCGCAAAAGGCACCGGAGGGGACCTCCTGGACCTGTGGATTGCCACTCGCGGGCTGACACTGCCGGACGCCATGAGGGCGGCTCAGGACTACCTCGGCATCCGCGACACGATGCCCGCCAACGCGCCGCAGCCCAGGACGTACCAACGCCCGCAGAAGCCGAAGTGCCGAACTCCAAAGTCACGGGTGCGGGAATGGCTGAATGGCCGCGGGATACGCGACGAAACGATCGCGGAGTTCAAGGTCGGTGAACAGGAGCGCGGAGAAGGCGCTGCCTACGCAGTCTTCCCGTTCATGCGTGACGGCGAAGTCGTGAACGTGAAGTACCGCAACCCCGACGACAAGCGGGACATGCGGCAGGAAAAAGGTGCAGAGCCGTGCCTCTTCGGATGGCACTTAATCGACCCGAAGCAGCGCCGCATCGTGATCTGCGAGGGTGAGATTGACGCCATGACGGTGCACCAGGTCGGATTGCCTGCGTTGTCTGTGAACCAGGGTGCGGGCAATCACCAGTGGATCGAATCTGACTGGGAGCGGCTGGAGCGCTTCAGCGACATCCTGGTGTGCTTCGACAACGACGAAGCCGGTGACAAAGGGGCCGTCGAGGTCATGAAGCGCCTCGGGCTCGAGCGCTGCCGGCGCATGCGAGTTGGCGCCAAGGATGCGAACCAGTGGCTGCAAGACGGCGCTGCAGGGCCCGACTTCCACGGTGCGGCAGACGATGCCAAGGCGCTCGACCCGGAGGAGCTGTGCTCGATCGCCGACTTCGAGGCCGCCCTCATCGAGAGCTTCTACCCGCCTGAAGGTGCGCGTCGTGACCCGAATCTGCGGCTAGACATCGACTTCGACTGGTTCGACTTCCGAGGTGGCGAGGTCACGTTGTGGACTGGCATCAACGGCCACGGCAAGAGCCTGCTCCTGTCACAGGTTCAGCTCGGGCTGATGCAACAGGGTGCCCGCTTCACCATCTTCTCCGGGGAGCTGAAGCCAGCCAAGCAGTTGAAGCGCATGGCGAAGCAGGCGTCTGGCCTCGACCGACCGACCATTCCGTACCTGCGCGCCATTGCATCCTGGCTGCGCGGGCAGTGCTGGGTCTTCGATCACCTGGGAACTGCGAGGCTGGATCGGCTGATCGAGGTCTTCACATACGCCCACCGCCGCTATGGGTGCGACCACTTCGTCATCGACAGCCTCATGACGACCGACGTTCCCGACGACGGCCCCAAGGCCAATACCGCTCAGAAAGAGGCGGTGGCCAAGCTATGCGCCTTTGCCAAGCGGTTCAACGTGCATGTGCACCTGGTGGCCCATCCTCGCAAAGCACGCGACGAGAGCGCCAGCCCCGGGAAGATGGACGTCGCCGGCAGCGGCCACATCACCAACGGCGTCGACAACATCTTCTCCGTCTGGAAGGCGAAGAAGGACGAGGCGCGGCCGGAAGACGACGGCAGCCTGGACGCCAAGCTGGAGCTCATGAAGCAGCGGGAGGACGGGGTGCAGAACTTCACCCTGCAGCTCTGGTTCAACAAGGCATCCATGCAGTACCGAAGCAGCCCGCGCTGGCGTCCTCTGTCCTATGTTCACTTTTCGGCCGAGGAGGTGAGCGCATGAACCGTCACCTGAATGCCGTTGATCAGCGTCCCAGGATGCCGGATGTCGAACAGCAGATCGATGGGTTCTCGGTCCTGCTCTGGAGCCAATCTCAGAACTGCTTTCACGTCGAGCTAGTCAGGCACATGCTCGCCAGCAATCGCCGCGCTTACTCCGAAAAGCGGCGCATGGACTATGTGCCGGTGTTCTTCGGGTGCCATGAAGCGTGCTGCCGCTTGGCCGACACTCTGCGCGCAACGGTTCGTGCGCGGGAGAGCGAGCGCGTCCGCATTGTGGGACAGGTCTCATGAGAGGTCTGAAGGACCCCGACGCTAGCAGCACTCTTGCTTCAGAGCGCGCGGGGTCGCGTACTAGCTCAGGTGCGGCGATAGATCGCGTGGTTATCACTCCGGCGTCGGACCCAGACGGCGAGACCGCCGCCTTCCACCGCTTTCCTGAACCTCTTGCCGAGTTGCTTTCGGTCCCCAGAGGACAGGGCCAGCCACGAATTCCGGGGGCAGACATCGAAGAGGAGGAACTCCTCGCCGGACGGAACCAACCGAGCTTTTTCCACCGAGAGAGTCACCAATTCATCCAGGATGTCAGTGGAGACCGTGATAGGACCGTCTTCTCCGTCGTCGTCCGGAAGGGCTTTGGCGATCGCGTCCAGAACGAAGTCCGAGAAAGCCATCTTCCTGTCGAAAGCGGCACCCAGGGCAGAAGCAAGCTGAGCTTCGGGGAGGTCGATGATGAGTTGCATGGTGTTTTCCTTCAGAAGTTTGTTGAGGGAAATTCAGTATATCTCATTGGAAACATGAGTGCAACTCTCATTGCGGTCATGAGACCACGCAGGCTCCTCGCCTCCAAGGCGCTTCTGGCATGAAGGTCGACATCCGCCACAACTTCCCGGCCGTCATCGCCGCCGTCGACCAGGTGCAGGTCGGGTCACGTAGCGCCGTGCGGGAGGCGCTCAACCGCTCCACCGACCAAGCGAAAGAGGACGTGAAGCGGGAAATGCGGCGGGTGTTCGATCGCCCCACGGCCCACACCATGAACAGCCTGTGGACCCGGTACGCCAGCACGTCGAAGCTCGAGGTCACGCTGTGGTTCAAGGATCGAACCCACGACCGGGACGACCAGTGGGCCATGCCGCAGATCGCAGGCGGGCCTCGCCGCCTCAAGCCCATGGAGGTGCGACTGCAGAGGGTGGGCATCATCCCCGCCGGGTGGTACGTCGTGCCCGGCGCTGCCGCACCACTTGACGGCTATGGCAACGTGATCAGGGGCGAGATCAGCCGCATCCTCAACGTGCTCGGGACGTACACCGAGGCGGGCTACAACAAGGCGAACGACAAGACACGCCAGCGCCTGAGAAAGGGCAGCGCGAAGCGGGGCGCATACGGCTTCGAGTATTGGGTGAACCCCGTCGGCCCGAGGCGCCAGCAGCACCTGGTGCCCGGGGTGTACCGGCGCGTCTACACCTCGTTCGGGACGTCGCTGAAGCCGATGCTGATCTTCGTCAACAAGGCGAACTACCGCGTCCGGTTGCACTACTTCCGAATCGTGCAGGGAGCATTCGACAAGCACTTCGCGCCCGAGTTCGACAAGGCGATGGACTCGCTGCTGCGCACGGGATCAGCGTCGGGTGTGCGGAGGGTGAGGTGAGAGCGACGTCACTGCGCCACAACAAACGCGCGGGTCCTCCTGCGGACAACTCAGGTAGGGGGGATTCGATCCGCCCACTTCGGCAGTTTTTCAAAGATTCAAACTCAATCAAAGACTGAGGGCATGGGAGCAGCATCGGAGCCGGTGGTCAAGAGCGGGCGCGGAGGGAAGCGTCCCGGGGCGGGCCGCAAGCCGAAAGAGGGCCGCGCGCTGGTGCAACCGCCAGCCGCGCCGGCCGCGCCGCCGGTGGCCGTGCCGCCGCCCCCGGACTTCGGTGGCGGCCTCATCGGCATCGAGTACACCGACGCGAAGGCTGCGCACGAATACTGGAAGGCGCAGCTCGCCGAGCAGGAGTTCAAGAAACGCGCGGGCGACCTCCTGGACCGTGCCCAGGTGGAGCAGGCGTCGGCGACGGTGCTGGCTGCCATCGCGCAGACCCTGCGCTCGATCCCTGACAACCTCGAGCGCATCGGCGGCCTGGCCCCGGAGCAGGCTGAGGCGGCGGAGCGGATCATTGACAGCCTGTGCCTGTCGCTGCACGACAAACTGCGGGAGCTGGGCGGATGGTGACGATCCACCGCCTCGTGTTGCAGTGGCTCGTCGGGCTTCCTCTGGCGGCCTGGCTTGCGCCGCCGTGGTATGGCGTGTTCGGCATCTTCGTCGCGGCCTGGATGCTGGCCGTGGTGTACGAGAAGGCGATGCGCAAGTGAGTGCGGTCGCCCTCCACTCGCTGACGTCCGGCCTCGAGGCGCTGATTCCCCCGAAGCGGCAGCGCCTGTCCGAGGCGGTGGCCGAGACGCTGATGATCGACCAGCCGGGCGGGTACACCGGCCTATGGTCGTCGGAGCAGACGCCCTACATGGTGGAGCCGATGGACCGCCTGGCGTCGCGCCGGCACGAGGCGGTTTGCTTCGTCGGCCCTGCGCGCACCGGAAAGACGATGGGCCTGCTGGATGGCTGGATGGCCTACGCCGTGACGTGCGACCCGGGCGACATGCTGATCGTGCAGATGTCCCAGGAGAAGGCGCGCGAGTTCTCAAAGGTGCGCGTCGACCGGGCGATCCGGCACTCGCCGAAGCTGCGCGAAATGATGTCGGCGCGCGGGCACGACGACAACACCCACGACAAGATGTTCCGGCATGGGATGTGGGTCAAGATCGGCTGGCCGTCCTCGTCGCAGTTGTCCTCCTCGGATTACCGCTACGTCGCCCTGACCGACTACGACCGCATGCCCGAGAACGTCGACGGCGAGGGCGCCGCGTTCGGCCTGGCGCTCAAGCGCACGCAGACGTTCCTCTCCCGCGGCATGTGCATGGTCGAGTCCTCCCCGGGCCGGGAGGTCGCCGATGTGAACTGGCGGCCGGCGACGCCCCACGAGGCGCCTCCGTGCTCCGGTGTCCTGGGCATCTACAACCGCAGCGACCGCCGCCGGTGGTATTGGCAATGCACGGACTGCGCCGAATGGTTCGAGGCGAAGCCTGGACTCGAGCTTTTCAGCACCCTCCCACCCGAGGACGAGCTGCTGCAGATGGTGCGCAAGGGAAACCTCCCGGCGCTGGCGAAGCATCACGCGCGCATCGCGTGCCCGCACTGCGCGACGATCATGGAGCCCGGGCAGAAGCACGCCCTGAACGAAGGCGGCCGATGGCTGGCCGACGGCGAGCGGATCATCGGCGGCGAGGTGACGGGCGAGGCGCAGCGATCGAGCATCGCCGGCTATTGGCTGGGCGGCGTCGCCGCGGCGTACCAATCCTGGGAAAGCCTGATCCTGCGCTACCTGCAGGGCCTGCGCGAGTTCGACCTGACCGGCAGCGAGGAGACGCTGCAGACGACGGTGAACACCGACCAGGGCATGCCATTCCGCTCCCGCCTCCTGGAGCAAGGCGACGGGCAGCGACCGTCCGATCGGGTCGAGAACCTGCAGCGGTTCGTAGTCCCCGACGAGGCGCGGTTCCTCATCGCCTCCGTCGACGTCCAGGGCGGCAAGGGCAGCCGTTTCGTCTGCCAGGTGCACGCGGTCGGTCCCGGCCTTGAGCAGTGGATCGTCGACCGCTTCAACATCACCGAGTCGCCGCGCGGCACGAAGGAGGCGCCGGTGCAGATCGACCCGGCCGGCTTCGCGGAGGATTGGGATGCGATCACCGCGCGCCTGGTGAACGGCACCTACCGCACGAGCGGCGACCGGGAGCTGCGCGTGCTGCTCACGGTGGTCGACACCGGCGGCGAGGTGGGAACGACGGCGAATGCGTACCAATGGCACCGCCGCCTGGCCGCGCAAAAGCTCGCCCAGCGCGTGCTGCTGGTGAAGGGTGGCTCGCACAAGGCGGCCTCGCCGGTGACGAAGGCGCAGGCGCGCGACGCCCGCGGCGTGACGATCCGCGATGTGCGCCTGCACCTGATCGACACGGACTTTTTTAAGGACATCGTCGCCGCGAGTCTCAAGCGCACTACGCCCGGGCCGGGCTTCGTGCACTTCCCGGCCTGGCTGCCGGCGTCATTCTTCGAGGAGCTTGCCGCGGAGACGCGGGGGAGGAATGGGAAATGGCAAAAGATCCGTGCGCGCAACGAGGCGCTCGACCTATGGGTGTATGTCCTGGCCGGCATCTGGGCGCTCAACGCGCACCGGATAGATTGGGCCGACCCGCCGCCGTGGGCGAAGCCGCTGGATCAGAACCCAGACGCTATGCAGGCGCAGGAGCGGCGCGAAATGAAAGAGGCGCCGGCGCCGGAAGCCGTCGCGAAGGTGCGCCCCATTTTTCGGCCGCAGAGGCCACATGGAGGCGGGAGAGTGTGGTGACGACCGCCACGCGCGGGCGACAGGTAGGCCATCCGAAAACGCAGCCGGCAGAGGTGATTGTGCCAGCGGCGCCGATGCGCTCACCGGAATCGGCGGCACCGTTGCAGTCAGGCGACTTCGTGGATGAACTCCTCGCGCTGGTGGTGTCCATGGCGCCGGAGTTCTCGGCTGCCGTGGAGGCGCAGCGCGTGGCCGAAGCCATCCGCCAGCGGTTCGGCGGCGAGAGGGTCTACATTCCCCACCGGAAGAACGTCAGCGAGCGGGACGCGGCGATCAAGCGTGATTACCTCGGGGGCATGCGGTTCGCGGACCTGGAGCGCCGCTACGGGCTCAAGACGCGGCAGTTGATCTACATCATCAAGAGCTAGGCCACAGCCTCCACCGCCGGTCAGGTGCATTCGTTTGCCTTAACCGCTGCACACCATGCGCCATAGCCTCGGCAGCACTGAAAAACCGTCCGAGGGCGCCCATTGGCTGCTGACATCCCGACCGTCGAGCCGGCGCAGATCATCGCTGGCGACACCCTGAAATTCCAGATTGCGCTGGGCGACTACTCGGCGAACGAGGGCTGGACGCTCACCTACACACTGGTCAACGCGGCGCAGCGAATCACGTTCGCCGCCGCCGCCGACGGCTCGGATCACTTGGTGACGGTGGCTGCAACAACGACGGCAGCCTACGCGGTCGGAAGCTACGACTGGCGCGCACAGGTCAGCAAGGCCGGCGAGGTGTTCACCGTTCGCACCGGCCGCGTGGAAGTCGTCTCCGCATTCGCCGCCGCCACGGATGGCCGCTCCCATGTGCGCAAGGTGCTCGATGCCATCGAGGCCCGCCTGGAGAACCGCGCAACGTCAGAGGTTCTGGAGTACGAGATCGCCGGCCGGCGCTTGCGCTACATCCCCATGGCCGATCTGCTGGCGCTGCGCGACAAGTACCGCGCCGAACTGGCGCGCGAGGACGCCGCGGCTGACGTGGCGCGCGGCCTGCCCGATCGCCGGAAAATCTACGTGAGGTTCGGCTCATGAACTGGCTGAAACGCGCCCGCGCGTGGCTTCGTCCCCCGCAGGTGCGCCGCTTCGCCGCCGCCCGCATCGACAGGCTCTCCGCGGACTGGCTAGCGACCACGCAGAGCATCAACGAGGAATTGCGCGGCGACCTGGACCGCCTGCGCGCGCGCGGCCGGGAGCTGGTCAACAACAACGACTACGCGCGGCGCTTCCAGATCATGTGCCGCAACAACATCGTCGGGCCGGCTGGCATCCGCTTGCAGGCGCGAGTGCTCGGCATCCCCGGCAAGCCGAACCAGCCCGATCGCATCGCCAATGCGATCATCGAGGCAGGGTGGCAGGAGTGGTCCGCCGCGTGTGACGTGACCGGCCAGCTCACGCTGCGCGACCTGTGCGAAACCATCGTCGGCAACCTGCCCACGGATGGCGAGTTCCTGGTGCGGATGGTGCGCGGCGAGCAGGCGGGAAATCGCTTTAACTTCGCCCTCCAGTTGATCGACGTGGACCGCATCGACACTACGCTGAATCTCGCTGGCGGTAACGGCCGAAACGCCGTGATCATGGGCGTGGAGGTCAACGAGTACCGCCGCCCGGTGGCTGTTCACCTCTTCGCTGGGCACCCCTCGGACGGTGTGCACTCCAGTCGGCAGCGCATGCGCCTGCCCGTCGACGAGGTGCTGCACCGCTTCAAGGTGGACCGGCCCGAGCAGGTCCGCGGGATCCCGTGGATGGCGCCCGGCATGCTGTCGCTGCACCACCTGGGCAGCTTCAAGCTCGCCGCGCTGCTGGCCGCCGAACACGGCGCCAACCACTTCGGATTCTTCCAGACGCCCGACGGCACCGCGCCCACGGGCTCGCTCAGCGCCTCCGGCGAAATGATCGCGACGAGCGTGCCGGGCACCTATGACACGCTGCCGCCTGGCGTCACCTTCCAGGCATACGACAGCAAGTACCCCGACACCGCCTTCGGCCCGTTCGTCAAGACGACTCTGCAGCGCATCGCGTCGGGCTGGGGCATCGCCTATCACACCCTCGCCAACGACCTCGAAGGCGTCAACTTCTCCAGCATCCGCGCCGGCACGCTCGCGGAGCGCGACAAGTGGTCGGCCGACCAGGCGTGGTTCGTCGCCGCGTTCATGGAGCCCATTTTCCGCGAGTGGCTGCGCATGGCCCTGCTGTCGAATGCGCTCGTCATGAACAACGGCACGCCGCTTCCCGCGGCGAAGCTCGAGAAGTTCGCGCGCCACGAGTGGCAGCCGCGCCGCTGGGATTGGGTGGATCCGCTCAAGGATGCCGAGGCGTCGGTGCTCAAGGTCAAGGCTGGCCTGATGTCGCCGCAGTCCCTGTGCGCGTCGATGGGGCAAGACTTCGAGGACGTGCTCGCGGACATCCAGTCGGCCAACGAACTCGCCAAGCAGTTCGGCGTGGAGTTGGTCGCCTACGAGAGCACCAAGACGCCGGCGCCTGCCGCCGCTCCTCCCGAGGAATAGCGCGCCATGTGCATTCGTTTGCCTTAACGAATGCACTGCCTCAGCCATGCAATCGGGGCATGGCTGAAAAAGCAATCCCCGACGCACTGGCACGGCACCTCGAAAAGGGCCGCAGCGTGCGCGCCCTCCAGGTATCGCGCGAAGCGATCGACGAGGAAGCGCGCACCGCCACGCTCGCCTTCGCCTCGGAGGAGCCGTATGAACGGTTCTGGGGCGTCGAGATCCTGTCGATCGAGAAGAAGGCGATGCGGATGCAACGGCTGCAGGCCGGTGCCAATCTGCTTTGTGACCACGACACGCGCGACGTCGTCGGGGTCGTCGAATCTGTGGAGGTGGGAGCGGACAAGGTCGCCCGCGCCACCGTGCGCTTCGGACGTAGCGCGCGCGCAGAGGAGGTGTGGCTGGACGTGAAGGACGGCATCCGCCGCAACGTGTCGGTCGGCTACGCCATTCATGCAGCGCAACTGGTCGAGACGAAGGACGGACTCGAAACGTACCGCGTCACCGATTGGGAACCGCTGGAAGTCTCCCTCGTTTCCGTGCCCGCCGATGCAACGGTGGGCGTTGGCCGCGCGCTCGAAGCGCCGGCCGCTCCCGTCACCCCCTCCAAGGAAAAATCCATGACCACCGAAGTGCAAACGCCGGCCGCCGCGCCGGTCATCGAAGTCGTTGCCCAGCGCAACCACGCCAAGGAAATCTCCGACATCGCCAAGTCGATGCCCGGCGGCGCCGAAATGGCGCTCGACGCCATCCAGCGCGGCATCACCGTCGAGCAGTTCCAGCGCGAGGCCATCGCCAAGCTGTCCACCCAGCCGCTGCCGACTCCCGACATCGGCATGACGACCCAGGAAACGAAGCGCTACTCGGTCCTGCGCGCCATCGCCGCGCACGCGATGGGCAACTGGAAGCACGCCGGCCTGGAGCGCGAGACGCACGAGGCGATCCTGCAGCGCGCTGGCCTGGCCGACGCGCCGAACGGCGGCTTCTACGTGCCCTACGAAGTGCAGAAGCGCGACATGACGTCCGCCGGCGCCTCGGGCTCGCAGTACCTGGTGGCGACGAACAACCTGGCCGGCTCGTTCATCGACCTGCTGCGTAACCGCGCGCTCGTCGCGCAGCTCGGCGCCCGCATGCTGACCGGCCTGGTCGGCAACGTGACCGTGCCGAAGCAGACTGCGGCGAGCACGGCCTACTGGCTGTCCACGGAATCCACCGCCATCACCGAAAGCCAGCCGACCATCGGCCAGCTCTCGCTGACGCCCAAGACCGTCGGCGCCTACACCGAGGTGTCCCGCCTGATGATGATGCAGTCGGACCCCTCCGCGGACGCCCTGGTGGTGGAGGACCTGTCGAAGGTGCTCGCGCTGGGCGTCGACCTGGCGGCCATCGCGGGCTCCGGCGCCTCGGGCCAGCCGACGGGCGTGCTGAACACCTCCGGCATCGGCAGCGTGACCGGCACGACGCTGGGTTACGCCGGCATCCTGGAGTTCCAGACGGACGTGGCTGCTGCCAACGCGCTCGCCGCGAACTGCGCCTACGTCACGACCCCGGCGGTCGCCGCCCTGCTGGCCGCGCGCCAGCGGTTTACCAGCACCGACAGCCCGCTGTGGGTTGGCAACGTGCTGGACGGCCAGGTGTCGGGCTTCAAGGCCGCATCCACGAACCAGATGAACGCCGCAACGATGCTGTTCGGCGACTGGTCGCAGATCGTGATCGGCGAGTGGGGCACCCTGGAGATCGCCACCACCGACGCCGAAGGCAGCAACTTCAAGGCCGGCATCGTCGGCGTGCGCGCCTTCAAGACCGTCGACATCGGCGTGCGGATCGCGGCAGCCTTCTCCGCCGCCTCCTCGATCACCTGATCGTGATTGCCGGGGCCTCGTGCCCCGGCGTCATCCGAACATGAAGATCCAGGCAACCAGGGCATTTCGGCACGCGGGCGAGGTGATCGAGCCTTTGGCCGTGCTGGAGGTGCCCGACGACTTCGCGCGCGCCCTGATCCATTGGGACAAGGCGCGCGTCTACAGCGAGCCGGAGCAGTCGGAGCCGGAAGCCGCGGCACCTGCCGCGCCCGAAACGCCGCGCCGCGGCCGAAAGGCATCAGCATGAGCCTGCAATCCTACGCACTCGCGTCCGCTGCTTTCTCGCTGCTGGCCCCCGTGTCGGCCGCTGCGACCGCCAACGCCACCGGCGCCGGTGTGTCGCTGATCGCAAGCGACTACGAGGGCTCCATCGAGATCACGCAATCGGTGGGCGCCGTCACCGGCAGCATCACGGGGCAGATCGAGGACAGCGCGGATGGCTCGACCGGTTGGGCGGCACTCACCGACGCCGCCTTTACCGTCGTGTCCGCCGCGAACAACGTGCAGCGCATCCGCATCGGGGCGCAAGCCACGCGCGGCTGGATTCGCTACGTCGGCACGATCGTCACCGGCCCGGCCGTGGTGAGCGTCACCGCATCGGGCATCCGCAAGTCGCGCTGACCATGTCCCTGCGCGAACCCCTCGACGCCTTCTTTGCCGACTTCGCCGTGACCGTCACGGTGGGTTCGGCCGAGGTGTCCGCGATCTTCGACCGCGAGCACATCGAGGCAATGGGCGGGTTCGGCGGCGGCATCGACGCGAGCGTTCCTGTCGCCCTGGTGCGCAGCGTGGACGTGACCGCCAACGCCATCGGCGTCGGGACCACCGTGCGGCTGCCGAATCAGGGGGAAACCTGGTTCGGCAATCCTGCCTGGTGGGGCGGGATGAACTTCACCGTGCGAAGCGTGCGCCACGACGGCACGGGGATGTGCGCCCTGGTGCTGGAGGTTGCCTGATG